GGGGCGGGGAAACTCGCCCCTTTCTTTTTATTTATAGGTCGTGTATTGTAAACGCATCCCTGACAGCCGCATGGTGTGGCTGACACTTACCCCGACAGGAGTCTCTCATGGGTACTACAACTTTTTCTGGGCCATTAAAGGCCGGTACTATTAAAGATACAACAGGCACAACGGTAGGCACTAACGTTGCAAACGTTGGATACAGTGTTATGGCACAATCCGCAGTTCTAGATATTGCAGGTGCAACAACAACCACAACAATTGGCTACGTTCCTGCCAATTCTCAAGTAATATCTGTTGTTTTGTCCGTTACAACTGCAAATGACGATGGTACTGCCTCGACTGTTGCTATTGGTACAGCCGCAGATGCCGATGCCTTCTTAGCTGCGACCAGCGTTCAATCTACTGGCACAACTTTTAGCGGTGTTATGACTTCCGCATCTGCTGACGTTGGAACTTCAGATGTAGCCATTATTGCTACATTTACAGCAACTGATGGGGACGGTACGGCGGGTGTTGCTCATGCTACAGTGATGTATGTCCAAAACAACAATCTGTTGTAAGGAGATAAATCATGGCAGGCCCGATAACCGCATATACACTTGCTGTAGCCACTGGCGCATCTGCCATTGGCCCATCACGGGCACGGCTCCGTAGTCTTGGCCTTTATGCAACCACAGCATCTACCTTTACGATCACAAACGGTAATGGTGGCGCAACCCTTTTAACTGGCGCATTCCCCGCTGGCTACAATGAAGTATATATCCCAGATGACGGCATCATTGCTGAAAACGGGGTGTATGTTTCTGCCTTTACGGGCACTGGCGGTATCCTTACCATTATGCTCGCATAGGGGAAACAATGGCAAAGTCCCCTGCTTGGACGCGGAAAGAAGGTAAGAACCCTAAAGGCGGATTAAACGCCAAGGGCCGAGCTTCCGCAAAAAAGCAGGGGATGAACTTAAAACCACCACAACCAGAGGGTGGGCCGCGTAGGGATTCTTTTTGTGCCAGAATGAAGGGCATGAAGAAGAAACTTACAAGTAAGAAAACCGCTAAAGATCCGAACAGCCGGATTAATAAAAGCCTCAAAGCGTGGAATTGCTGACATGACAGACAACATGAGAGTTCTTTTGGTTGGAACTGCCCTTACGGTTACTATTGCAGTGTTGGGTTCGTGGGGTGGATGGGTGACCTCGACTCTTATGGTTGTAGACAAACGGACCGAGGTTATGTCTGGAAAGCTTGACGATACGCACACCATGCTGGCCCTTATTATAGAAAAAATGACACCGCAGAAAGCATCCGCGCCATATGTGCAGGAACCTAGGATTCCAGAGATAAGGGCTTCCTTAAATGAATAGATCGTCTATGTCCAAACAGATCAGCAATCCTGGCTTGTATGCTAATATCCACGCTAAGAAAAAACGAATTGCCGCAGGGTCTAAAGAGAAGATGCGTAAGCCAGGCACTAAAGGTGCGCCGACAGCGGCTGCTTTTAGGAAGTCTGCTAAAACAGCAAAGAAGAAATAGATGACAACATCTGGAACCAGAGTTTTTAATCTCGACGTTGGCGAGATCATCGAGGAAGCATACGAGCGCTGTGGGCTAGAAGTCCGCACGGGCTATGATGCTAAGACTGCACGTCGTTCTCTTAACCTCATGTTTGCTGAATGGGCGAACAGGGGCGTTAACCTATGGACCGTGACGCAAGCAACGCAGACCTTGACCCAAGGCACAGCGCAGTACACTCTGGGCACAGATGTGGTTGACGTGCTTGAAATGGTTCTACGACGCAGCAATACAGACTACGAGATGGACCGCATTAGTCGCGGCGAGTACGTCACACTTCCAAATAAAACAACGCAGGGCCGCCCAAGCCAGTTTTATTTCGACCGTAGCATTGCGCCCGTGATAAACTTGTGGGCTACTCCTGATTCGTCGTCTGATTCCATCATCTATTACTACGTTCGTCGTATTGAGGATGCGGGTACATTGGTCAATACAACGGATATGCCCTTCCGGTTTTACCCTTGCATGGTTTCGGGCCTAGCGTACTATATGGCCATGAAGCGGGCTCCCGAGAGATTGCAGCTTCTAAAGGCTGTTTACGACGAAGAGTTTCAACGTGCGGCGGACGAAGACATCGAACGGGTATCTTTAAAACTGCAACCAGCGCGTAGGTTCTAGAATGTCACAATATGCTGCGGGAAAAAAGGCTTGGGGTATATCGGACCGCTCTGGGTTCCGATACCGCCTGCAAGACATGCGCAAGGAATGGACGGGGGCGCTGGTAGGGCCTGACGAATACGAGCCAAAGCACCCGCAACTATACCCTCCGAAAGCTTCTCCTGACCCACAGGCTTTACGCAATCCTCGTCCCGATGAGGGTGAAGCATTGCAGGTCTATGTTGGAGGACCGACTATCGAGGACTCTAGTCTAATTAACGTGCGTATGATAGGGTACGCGGGACAAGTTACAGTGGTGATCACATGAGTTTTACATATGCAGAATTGAAGCAGGCGCTTCAAGACTACACCGAGAACACGGAATCATCTTTCGTGAGCAACCTTCCTTTGTTCATTCGCCTGTCGGAAGAACGGATCCTGAAGAGTGTTCAGTTGAATCTGTTCCAAAAGAACCAATACGGCACGATGACTAGCGGCAATCAGTATCTGGCTTGCCCTTCGGACTTCTTGGCCCCGATGTCATTGAGCTATGATGTTGCTGGAGATGCTAACTTCTTACTGTTTAAGGATTTAGACTTTGTTCAAACATACACGCCGGACCCCACAACAACAGGGGAGCCTAAGTATTATGCGCAATTCGATGTTGACAACTTTATCTTGGGTCCTACCCCTGATTCGGGCTATACTGTAGACATCCACTATTTCTACCGCCCAGCTAGTTTAACTGCAGGCGCTGAAGGTGGGACAACTTGGCTGAGTGAGAATGCTGAGATTGCCCTGCTATACTGCGCACTTGTGGAATGCTATACTTACATGAAGGGTGATCCGCAACTCATGCAGATGTATATGCAGCGAGCAGGGGAAGCTTTGTCTCGCATGAAGAATTTGGGCGAGGCTCAAGAGATTAACGACGAATACCGCACAGGCAAGATCCTGCGGCAAAAGACATAAGGAGACTTTGATATGGCCTTTACAGGTAACTTCCTCTGCACGTCCTTCAAGGTGGAACTCCTTGAAAGCGTTCATAACTTCACAACCGGCACTGGCGATACATACAAACTAGCGCTATACGATAACAGCGCTGCGTTTACTGCGGCGACTACTGCCTATACCGCGACAAACGAAGTGTCTGGTACGGGCTACAGTGCTGGTGGCGGTACGCTAACGAACGTGACTCCAACATCGAGCGGCACAACTGCCTTTATTGATTTTGCTGATCTTACGTTTTCAACAGCTACCATTACAGCTTACGGAGCCTTGATTTATAACTCAAGCGCAGCGGGCAACCCTGCCGTTTGTATTTTAGACTTTGGCGGCGCTAAGACTTCGACGGCTGGTGACTTTACTATCGTGTTCCCAACAGCGGATGCAAGTAACGCTATCGTCCGGATCGCCTAATGTCTGACATCATCGTTCCAATCGGGGGCTTCGGGCGCTTCGGTTGGGGCGAAATGCCTTGGGGCCAGACAGATCTACCAAAAGCCATTACGGCCATTGGCTCTGTAACCGTAGTTGCAGAGGCTAACGCTCCTGTGACAGGTCTTGAGGCAACAGGGGCCATTGGCACCATTCTTGTTGTGGCAAAAGCCAATGTTTACCCTAACGGCGTTATTGCAGCGGGTGAAATAGACTCCGTAACCGTAGTTGCTAAAGCGATTGTTGCCCCTACTGGGGTTTCGGCCACTGGTGGAGTTAACGGTGTCACCGTAACGGCAGATGCAAACACCAGCGTTACTGGTGTCGAAGGTACAGCGTCTGTAGGCGCGGTTACTACCACAGCGGATGCAAACGTAAACGTGACAGGCGTCGCGGGTACAGCAGCTATAGGTGTCGTAATTGCGCGCGCTTCCGCAGATGTCTCTGTCACAGGCGTTGCGGCAACAGGGGGCTCTGGATCTGTTATTGTAACAGGGACGGCCAACGTCAGCCCAACGGGTGTATCTGCCACAGGCGAAATAAGCAAAGTCCTCGTGTGGGGGCGTATTGTTCCAAATCAAAATCCGAGTTATACTCCCGAAGAACCAATTCAATCCCCCGGTTGGAATGCGGAAACACCTTCGCAATCGCCGGGATGGACCCGAGAAGCAGCATAGGATTACAACATGCCAAGTACATATACGCTAAACAACGGAATTGAACTCATTGGCACTGGCGAACAGTCAGGCACATGGGGCGATACTACAAACACCAATCTAGGTCTTTTGGACGCCGCGCTTGACGGGCAGGTTACCATTACGCTGGTTGCCGCGGGATCCTCTGGATCTCCTAACTCCCTGCCAATCACAGACGGTACGGCTTCCAATGGCCGCAATCGCATGGTTGTGTTTTCTGACAGCGGCGATTTAGGTGCGACGGCCTATGTGCAGCTAACACCAAACGACGCTGAGAAGATCATCTACATTCGCAACAGCCTTTCCGGTTCGCGGTCCGTGATTCTATTTCAGGGAACATACAACGCGTCTAACGACTACGAAGTTCCTGCGGGCACTACTGCGGTTGTTTACTTTGACGGCGCGGGCGCGGGCGCGGTAGCGGCCAACGTGTTTAACAATGC